CATTAGTTTTCTTGGGGGTAATAATTGTATTGGTGGTTCGTTTGGGTAGATGTTTTTCTTACCGTATTCTGTGGTAATCATAATAATAATAAGAGTGGGAATACCTGTGGCGAGGACGATACGATTCGGGTCGCCACTAAGTATCTATTTTCTCTTCTTTGCAGTTTTAGCTGCTCGCTTGAAGTTTGCTTTTGTGGGAGCACCTTTAGCTCCGGGTTTTCTCATCTTCTCGCCAGAGCCTGCGGCTATCCGCTTTCTCTTGGCATGAATGTTTGCATATAAACCACGCTTGGCTGCCATTATACTTTACCTTTCTTTTGTTTTTTGTAATAGTTGATGACGTTTTTCTTGTCTTCGATAGTATAGTCTGGACCGCCTTTGTACTGTCTCTTAATAGAATCATATACATGGTCAGGCATGCCACTTATGTTCCGTGCTATCTTTTTGTTTTTCTTTCTTCCTTTGCCCGCAGCATCTTCTGTATTATACTCGTCAAAGGGATTCATAGTTGCCATGTTAGCATTTCCATTTACGTAAGGCAAGAGCTTTTCGTGTAGGCTTGCCGTTTGGTTTTTTCATTGGTCCTTTTACACCAGACATTCTAGCACAGAATGATCTTTTGCGTGGACCTCCTCCGGGCTGAGGAGCCTTGAGGTTAGAGCCAGTAGCTTTATTATACTTTCTTCTACCGGCTGCTGTAAGCCCTCCTGAGCGAGACTTATGCTTGCCCATCTTGAGGCTGACGTTCTTCTTTTTAACCGCCATTGTTATGTTGTTCTAACATTTTTTTATACCTCTTTCTAAAATCAGCTGGCATGTCACCATAGCCGAAATTGTCAGGGGTCTTCTTATTCTTCTTTTTACCAGCAGCGTCTTCTGTATTCTGCTCGTCAAAAGCATTTGAATCCATAGTGTGTGGCATTATGCTGTACCTATCTGTAGTTTTTTTCTTTGTTTTTTAACCAGAGGTACAGGTAATCCATGTATATCAAGGTCATACTCACCGGCATCATAAAACTTTCCGCCAGTTTGCATATAAGATTTACCCTGACCATCTAGAAAGAAACCTTTTTCAGTTACATATCTCATGATAGATGAGTCAGGAGTTAATAGGTCAGTCGCTATGAGTAACCCATCACGCTTACTTTTTTTCTTAGACTTCGTTGACATTGTTGTTAGTCCTCTTCTTCATCCTAGCTAGCTTAGTTTCTCTTGAAGGCATCGGGGATTTACCCGGTTCGTAAGGACTGCTAGGTTTGTCAGGTTTTTTGTAAGGTGGTAATTGTCCGGGAGGATGTGCCATTACTTCTTCCTCTTATTTTTCATGATTGCAGCCGCAACTTTTGGACGTTTTTTTGCGAGTGCGGCTAGTCCCTTTGACGCTTTCTTAGGCGGTCTACCTTTCTTACTTCCGTAAGTTCCTTTCCCTGCTGGCATAGTTTTAAAATGATAAGTTGTCTGATCGTTCTAATTTTTCGATAACATCTTGCCTGTAGGCAGGGTCGCTATCATACCTTCTGTCACTCATAGCTGCAACTAATTCTGCTTGGCTACGGTACACATCTTTATTAGTTTGTGGTGCTTTACCTTGAATCATCTGTCCATCATATCCTACTGCGTTTAAGTATTGTGATCTAAGTCCACTAACTGCAAACTTGATAGCGTCGATGCTACCAGTATTAATAATGTGGTCAAAGGCTGTAATAGATTTCGCATCTAAATTTTTAGAAGCCCACTGTACCATATCAGTATACTGTTGTTCTCCACCGGCAGAGTTTTTAACTTCATTAATCTGCTGCTCGGTTACATCAGCTGTTACAGCACTAGGATCTGATACTTGCCATTCTCCTGAGTTAGTTACTTCTAGATATGCGTTAACTAAATCTTCACTAGACATACCTTTAAACTTTTGTAAGGTTTCTGGTGAGAGCTTGTTACCATTACTATAGTACTCTTCAGATGCTTCAGTAATGATGGAAGCATTGTCTGATAAGGATGAAGGTTCTGATTCTGTTTCGGCTTCTGGTTCAGCCTGCTCAGGTTCTGCATCTTGTTGACCTAGTTTTGACTCTAGTTCTTTGTATGCTTTTTCAAGATCTTCAGCTGTTTTATACTTACCAGCTAGTAAGGTGTCTTGTTCAGCTGCTATCTTTTCCCCAACAGCCAGAGAGTCTTGCTCTTCTGGCGTGAGGTTATCAGTCATTGTTTCAGTTTGTACTGATGTATCGACTGTAAATGTTTTGTCTTCTGCTGTTGCCATTTATTGTTCTGGTGGTGGTGCGTCTTGAGGTGACATCATTCCTTGCATTAGGGCTGAAGCTTGATTAGCTAAGTCTGGGTTCTTGCTTGGGTCCATAAGTGGAGTGCCTGCAATCTGTCCAGTTTGCTTAACTAGCTCTTGCTGTGCTTGTTGTTGCATTAGCATTTGCTTCTCTTGCTCCATCTGCTCAGGAGTCTTGATTAGATTTAGAACATCTATACCTTGTGCAGCTGCTAGTCTAGAGACTGCTTCTGTTGGGTTAATGAACTTCATCATAGCTTCTGGTCCTAGAGTCTGTGCTATTGTAGCCATGAATCTAGTTAGAGCTTCGTTGTCTTGTCCTCTTCCTAATGAATTTATACCAGCTACAATCTTAGGTCTAACGACATCTTTAGGTAGCTTAGGTATTTGATTAGATCTCTGTAGTATTAACAGAGTTCTGTTGAGGTAGGGTACTAAGAACTCTACCGTTAACAAGCTGAACAGTCCGCCAAGGGATTGCTCTAGCTCTAGCTGTGTAAGGCGTACCTCTTCAGCTGTGACCCTTTCAGCGTTTCGCACGTTCATAACTAGGAACGCTTCGAGGATTCTTTTCTCTATTGACTGCGACATCTGTGCAGCTGTGGAGAAGTCAGCAGTCTTACCTACTTGTACAACTCCTACATCTTCTGGTCTACCCTGTATAATAGCTCCGTTGCCAGCTTTAGATAAGGTCTGTGGTTTGGTTGTAGCAGATGGTGATACAAGAAAGATAACTTTACTTGCTACACTAGCACCTTCTACGAGAGCCTGTTGTAATCCATTGAGACTACGTAAGTCTCCTATAAATTCTTCTACTCTACCTCTTCCGTAGTCCTCTCCATCTACTGTATTGAATCGAAGCACTAACCATGGAGAAGCGTTCTTGGGTGCTGTGCTGCGGCTACCTTCTAGGACCATATCGTCCACTTCTTGATGCCAGATCCAGCGACCACTGCCTTCATCCATCTTAACACAGGTGTATACCTCAGCGTCGTCTTCATATGGACCCTCGTCGTTACTCGTCGGGTCAAGTTTTGATTTTTCTATTCCTAATATTTTGCGACTAATCAATTCTTTAGTCACGATCTCGATAACATTACCGTTACCATCTCTATTAACTACGTATCTATTTAATGGATAGTTTTTCAATCCATCTTTGCCCATAAATATAAGAGCATTACCAGATACGATTAGATGTTTTAAAGCTTGGTGTACTACAACTCTATCGTTTGATGCAGCTATGAAATCCATAATCAATCTCTCTATCTTTGAGAATGATAAGTCTAACTCAGTACGCATGTTTGGATCTAGTGTTTCACCTAGCTTGTCGTCCCTGACTTGCAGTTTAAAGAAGCTAGTCTGTGGCGGTAGGGTTGCGAGCATAAGCTTTGCAGCCAACGTGACAACTGCTTTAGCACCAACTGACTGCCATGGTTGTTGCAGAGTTCGTTTGCCTTTGTAGTTGTCATCTCTTGTTACAAGATATGGTAAGGTAAGTTCAGAACATTCAACTGCCATGTCTAGAAACTGAGTTCTACCTGATGATAGTTGATTGTATCGTTCCTTAGCCTTATACATTCATGCCTCCAGTAGTACCACCACCTGTTGTGCCGGGGTTGATGTTAATTTTAAGAGCATCTGTACCAGTTTTCTTGGCAGCTCCTCTGGTTTTAGCTTTTGCAGCTGTACCATATTCTACGCCTGCTGTTTCATCTGGATCTGTTAGCTCTTTCTTGCTAGGTAGTCTAGATGCTTGCACTACGTCTGGCTGTCTTGGTTGTATTGGAGCCGGTGTAGGCATAGGTGCAGGGCTTGATCTAAATAGACACATTGTCTTCTTCTAAAATAGTTTTTACATATTGTACCACTTCTTGTTGTCCCGAGCGGTACATGATGGAGGCTAGATCCTCCTTGGGGTGGACGGGATACCAAGCGAACTTGGATTCAAGATCCTCAACCAATTTCTTTAACTTTTCAGATTGAAAACTAAGCGTATTGAGGGAGGTTTGTATTTGCATGTTCAAAAAATGCGGGCATAC